ACCAGCTTCCATAATTCGCTTAATATTTCCAGTGCTTAAACCTTCAACACCGATTCCTCTGAAGAATCCAGTAATATTTTTCTCTCGAACTATTTCATCAGAATCTAAATCTTCAAGCATAATATCGACATGAGTGTCATTCCATTTAAATGGAATTGATGGCATTCTTGGTTCTTCAGCAGGAACAATCACTTTTCGGATATATGGAATAACATCGCCGCTGCGAATTAGTTCAATAGTAGCACCAACGCCAATTTTATTATCATTAATAAATGATCCATTAAATCCAGTCGCATAAGTGATTTGAACGCCTCCAAGATTAATTGGTTCGATTTGAACACGAGGTTTTAAATAACCATCCTTACTTGCTGCCCAAATAACGTCAACTACTTTTGCTTCTGCTACTTGATCTGATAAAACCATTTTAAACGCAAAAGCATGTTCAGGATTACCTGATTTTCTTTGATATAAAGAATCATTAGCAACAATGACACCATCAATTTCATAAGCATAATTATATCTCCAATCAAGAAGAGTTTCAGATAATATTTCGTTACTGATAGTTGTGTCAACTTTGTATAGAACTGTCTCGACATCAAGTGTTAATAATAATGCCATTTGCTCAGAAGGTTTTCTGATTGGTTTCATCACCTCGTAAGCTACAAAATGTAAATCCTTAATAGCTTCATTAATCGTCTTGTGATTGACAATTCCTGCTACCATATTTCTTGGATTAGCAAATTTATCTTTATATTTGGCCTCAAATAATGCCTTGGGAATAATAAACTCGCCTCGAATAACTATACCTTTTGTTTTTGGAAGTCGTAAGAATGGAATAAGATGACTAATATCTTGCCCAACTTTTCCATCACCTCTCGTATAAAGCTTTGGTTTCGAACATTCGGTAGTATAAAGACCGCTTACACCATCAAGTTTACATGATAAAACATAAGGTCCGGTAAATTTGGCTCTCCAATTTGTTAACGCATTTGTGTCGGGTTTGATTTTATCCATTGAACCCATTGGATATGGTAGAATAACTTTATTTCTCTCTACAGGAGCACCAATTTCATGTAGAACAGGATTGCTAGGGTATTTGCTCTCAACAAATTCCTTTACAATATCATATTGGTTATCTGTGAAGAAAGGTTCTTGATTGTAGTAAGCAGTATTTGCTTCTCTCAAGAGTTGACTTAATTGATTTTCATTTAATGACTCCAAAACTGAAATACCATTTTTTTTAAAATCATTGGCAATATTTTTATAAGTCTCATCTTCCAAGGGTTCGCTCGACTTAACTACTTCATCTTCAACAATCATAATTTTTTTAGATGCTAGTTTAGCAGCAGGTTTTATAGCTAATTTCGTAGCAGATTTTGCTGGTAAAACATATTCCTCTGAATCCGAATCTGAATCATCAAATATTAATTTTGGCTTAGAACTTTTCACGACGATTGCTCTGCCATCAGTGCGTTGAATTGGCGACTTATACTCCAATCCTAAGAAATCGAATATATCCTCTTCAGATGTGAAGGCACGTTGAACTTTTTCTCCCTTCTTTTTTGCCTCCATCTTGTAGATACCATGTTCATTCATTGTATAACCTTTTTCCAACGCAATATGACGCATAACAGTATTGAAAATTTTACTTCCAGTGAAATATAAAATTGCGAATGGGAATTCCTCTGGATTTGTATATAAGAAATCTACACGACGAGCCGTATCTGATGAAGGAATCTTTGCTACTACAAGACATTTTGTAGGACCTCTGGAGAGAACATACAATATAATTTTTTCTTTAATTAAATTATCTACAAAACTAGTAAATACTCTTGGCGAATTAGATGTAATTATTACATCAATATCTCCAGAACTTTGAGCACCGCGACGATATGATCCAACTATTTCCATTTTACCATCAGTTCCTTTTGCCGAAGGCGACCCTTGGTTTTGAAATGCCTTCTCAAAAATCGCCTTATAATCCTCTATTTCTGAGCGAGGAATTCTTTTCAAAATATCCTCATAATACTGAAGACCAACTTTTTGGATATCGTTCAGTAAACCTTGATTTTCTCTCAGCTGAGAGATTGAGGTAATACCTTGGTCGACCAAATCTTTCGCTTTTTTAGGACCAATTCCATATACTTCAGCCAAAATATTTACAGGATTATTTTTCTCACGCTCTAGAATCTTCAAGGTGCCTGTTTGAACATATTCATTCAATTTCTCCATTATTGTTTCTCCAATACCAGGCTTACCTTTTAAATCATTTGGAGATAAAATATTACCTGGATAAGCCATAATAGTTTCTTGAGCTTTTTGATAGGCTCTTGCTCTAAATGGTTCGCCTTGCTTTAACATAATATCTGCTAGCTTTTCCATAAGCTCTATAAATTTTTCATTTAAACGATCTTTAGACATTTGTTTTAATTCTTGAGATATCTTTAAATCTGTTTGAGTTTTATCCTTCAATTTTTCATGTAAAAAAAAATCAATTTTTTCTTTTTCTTTTATTACTTCTTGTGATGCGGTTGATGATTCAATTATTAATAATGGGTTTTTTCTTTGAGTTGCCCTCTTTTTTTTATTTTTTGTAATACTTTTTTTACTTCTCTTGAATGAAGAAGTAGAAGGGGATCCTATTATCAACAATTTCCTCTTTGTGTAACCTTTTTTTTGTTTATTTTTTGTCTCTGCCATATAATATCTTGAGAGAAAAACCAAATATTTAATTTTGTAAGTTATGTTTAATTATCTTTCTTCATATTTTGTGATTAATAATTAAATAAAATTGATTATTAAAAATAATATTCTGTGTAATTATACAATTAAAATGAATAAACAATCAGTCGGTTTAAAAAGAAATACAATTGATAAATATTATACAAATAATAATGCTGTAAATTATTGTTTCGATTTAATCAAAAAAATAATTGATATCGATTATAATAATGATCTAATTATTGAACCGAGTGCTGGAGATGGTGCGTTTATATCTCAGATCAAAATAGCTTCCAAAAATAATTTATTTATAGATTTGGAACCAGAAAATAGTGAAATAACAAAACAAGACTATTTAGATATGGATATTTTGTTTAAATCTAATTATAGAAAGATACATGTTGTAGGCAATCCTCCATTTGGAAGACAATCATCAATGGCGATAAATTTTATAAAAAAATCAGCAGAATTTTGTGACAGTATATCATTTATATTACCCAAAAGCTTTAAAAAAGACAGTTTGAAATCTCATTTTCCATTATTATTTCATCTTATTATTGAAACTGAATTACCTGATAATTCCTTCCTAGTTGAAGGAAACGCTCATCATGTTCCATGCGTGTTTCAAATTTGGGAAAAAAAAACCGAGAATAGAATAAAAAAAGAAAAACTAACACCAGTAAATTTTAAATTTGTTAATAAATCTGAACCACACGATATTTCATTTAGAAGAGTCGGTGTTTATGCTGGTAAAATAGATACAGAAACTATTGATAAAAGTGTTCAATCACATTATTTTATAAAATTTACAAAAAAAATTACTAAAGAAATATTTAATGCTTTAATTAATATTACATTTGATACTGATAACACAGTCGGTCCAAAATCAATTTCAAAACAAGAACTAATTGAAAAATTTAATGCAATTTTATAAAATCAATGTCTAATTCTTGGCCCTGATTCAATCTCTTTTGTAATTGATACCCCGCGAACAATTGGTTGATTTGTTCTAGAAATAACAAATTCGGGATAAACTTCTAGTAATTGATCTAGTTTTGGTATAGAACATTGAACACGGCGCTGATTATGTGAATCAACCTTCGGTGAGATATTAATTTTCATATTAAATTCACTTTGCATTTTAGTTTTACAATTTTTATAATTGTTTTTTGTCTCTTCTGGAACAGAACCAGGAGGTATATTTTTTATTAAATTTACATAATTTTCTAACATTTTTTTTGGAATATTGCCAAACAAAATGTCTCTCAGTTTACTATTATAATCAATTTCTAATATTTCACTTAAAATTTTTTTATTTTCAACTTGTTTATATCTAAGAAGAATAATAGTATATTTTTTATCAAAATCTCCAGAATAAAATCTTAAAATATCACCACAATCAATATTATTATTAGATGATGTTTTAATTGAAATATTCTCATCTGGATTAAATTTATTATTTTCGCACGATATATCATATTTAGTTGTATCATTAATACATTTAGGTAAACCAAAACATTTTACTCTAATTTCAGAGTCCCAAAATAATCCATGTGATTGACTTTGAGTAAAATTTTTAATATCAATTGGCTCTTCCATATTTAGTTATATTATGATTTTATTTTTATAATTCAATTTTATTTAGAGAAAAAAAAAGTGAGGCCAAGTGGCCTCACTTTTTTTTATTTTTTATTTTTTATTTTTTATTTTTTATTTTTTTATTTTTTATTTTTTATTTTTTATTTTTTTTATTTTTATTAATTATTTACAAATTATAAGTCAACAGAAGATTCTACATTACTAAAAGCTCTTACCTTGGCTTTCTCAGCCTGATACATCTGATCCAAATTTATAAGCGCCATTCTTAACTGGGCGATTTCTCCGTGTAGATGAAAGTTCTCCTGTTCGATTGACTGAACATATCTGCAATCGATGTTCACCAAGAAGGCATCTTCTGCCGTCAATTCGTCTTCGATTACTTCCATGTTAGCAATATCCTCATCGTCGAGATGAGTTTCTCCAGTTGGAGATGGAGACTCTTCAAATTTATCGACTGAGAAATCCAATAAAACAGGAGCTGCCGGCGCTTTGTGATTTTGAGAATGGATTGGCTTCTTTGGAGCACTTGGGCAAACTGCTACTCTGACTTTCTTTTCAGGAGTCTTTTCGATAGTTTTTACGCTGGCAGACTTAGTTTCGCCGAGGTCAATTCTTGGTTTGCGCTCGCTTGGAACATGCTTTTTGGCAGTGTTTGGCAGGACAATCCAATAATACTCAGTTCCATCGTGGTGGAACTGGAAGCTTCCATTCTCGGCGATTTGGTCTTGGGTAGAGACAGTAAAATCATTGGTATACCAACTCTTGAAATGAACATAGACAGCGTTGAATGGCTTTCCATCGCGATCTTGCTTGGCAACAAAATCAACCCGGTCTACATCACCTATGTCAGAAAACGCTTCGGCAACATACTTCTGAGTGAAGTTGGGGAACACGTGAGGAATGAACAAACTGATATTCTTAATAGCGGACATTTTAAGCTTAAAACTTGATACTTGTTATAAGTAGCACGCTTTTAGTATTATAACAAAAAAGTATTTCAATTTTTTAAAATAACAACTATAAATGATTATAACTGAAAATTTATGAATTAAATAAATATGATATGCTTATATAAAAAGTCAACCACATTTAAGGCGCATTTTTTCTATAAGCATGTATCAAAAATCAAATTAAATTCGGGTAACCTTATTTTAACTTAATTTATTGTAGTCAATATATTTTTACATAACAATCTACTAACAATACAGTCTCAACGACAAAACATTACGAGCCCAGGTAGCATTACAAGTTCAGGAACCAATATCCTTTTTAACATATATTTATTTTATTTATAAATTTTCAGTTCTAATCATTTATAGTTGTTATTTTAAAAAATTGAAATACTTTTTTGTTATAATACTAAAAGCGTGCTACTTATAACAAGTATCAAGTTTTAAAACTAATCTATTATTGTAAAATATGTCCGCTCCGATTGATTGCCCTATCTGTATGGATTGTATTGAATCCACTACCAAGAACTGCGTGACAACTGAGTGCGGACATAGTTTCCACGCAAATTGTTTAATGCAAAATGTCGCTCATAACGGCTTTGGTTGCCCATATTGTCGCACTGTTATGGCTGAACAGCCTGAGGAAGATGAAGAGGCTGATGAAGAGGATGATGAAGAGTCTGAATGGGAAGAAGACTCTGAAGGGGATACTCATGAAGAGGACGCTATGCGTGGATTTAGATTCTTTTGGAATAATCTTAATGGAGAGCCTCATCATCGCGATGATGAAGCAGATGAAGAACAATTTGAAGAATATCAACATCGTGCTTCCACTAATCAGGTTCAAGACCCTAATGTTCCATCAACCGATTTTGTGGCTCAAAAGCTTCGAGAACAAGGAGTTACTTTTGACCAGCTTGTGAAGATAATTTGTTTCTATGATCATATAGATTATCAACATGATGAAACTGCTGAAAGATTTAGTGACGAGTTATTCGGTAAGATTCGTATCGTTGTTTCGAATTATACTCCTCCCGAACAAGTTCCTCCAACAGCACCAGGCGCGAACCCACCAGCAGAAGTCGATTTCGCCGCGCAACCGAAGACACAGGTAAGAAGTGTTCCAAGATTTCACGATTCTTTAGAAAATAGTTAATTTTTAGTAGTTTAATTATTTAATTATTTAATTATTTAATTTAGTATTAAAGGTGAGAGCCAAAAACACTTGCGTTTTTAAGCAAGTTGGCCAATACCCTTTTTTAATTTAATTTTTATATAATAAAAATAATATAAAAATCGGCCTTAGAAAATGTTAAAGGGGTAACAACTAAAAAACTTAGGTTTTTCCTTTTTTAAATTAAATGAAAGATATTTTTTTCTTTTTGGTAAATTTTTTTCATCTGTATCTGTAATATTTTTCATATCAGAATATAATTTTGTAGCACCTAAAAATATTTCTTCAATACAAATGTTATTCTTAGCACTACATTCAAAATATCCATGTAATTTTAAATCAGTTGTTTTTTTTATAGCTTCTTCTTTTGATATTACTCTTTTTTTTTCAATATCCAGTTTATTTCCAACTAATATAAAAATAGGTTCATCAACTTTTTCACTTTTAATTTGATTTATCCAAAATTCTATATTATCAAATGATACATGATTTGTAATGTCAAAAACTAAAATAACTACTTGTGTATCTTTATAAAAAGTTTTAACTATAGCATTAAATCTTTCTTGTCCTGCAGTATCCCATATTAATAATTTAAATGTTTTTTGTCCATAATTAACTACAGCGCTTTTATAATCAACACCAATTGTAGGACAACTATTTGAATTAAATTCATCACTAACAAATTTTGTTAGAATATTTGACTTTCCAACTGAACTATCGCCAACAATAATTGTTTTAATAGAATAATCTGTCATAATTAGTCTAAATATTTTCTATATTGTAAAAAGATTATAATTTAAATTTGTATGATAAAAAATTATTGTGAATATTTTATTGATTTTGAACACAAAATATTATCTACAAAATGATAATAAACCAATAATAATAGTTAGATATGTTGCTCAAATTAATGAGGCTGTTCTAGAAGGTCCTTGAACACCAGTTGGTCGTGTTCCACATTGTAAATTCTTATCAAAATATAATGGTTTTTGCGTATAACATATATAAATTAAATAATTGATTTAATTAATAAATATCTTAAATAAATTTGCTTTATATAATATATGAACTTTGATTTAAATATTGAAAATTATACAAGAGGAGAATTAATTGAAATGTTTGAATTACCTTCTAATTTTGACAGAAAAATTGTTGAAATTAAAGAAGCAAAATTGAAAGATACAATATTAAATAATATTCAAGTAAATAAAGATACAAAAGTCCAAACCATTAATTTTTTAACAAAAGCAAAAAATATTATATTAAGTGAAGATAAGCCTAATAATAAACCCATTCAAGAAAAAATAAATGATTTTTATAATAGTAGTTATGAGCTAAAATCATCAAAATTGGAAGATCAAGGCGAACATATGCTCCAACTTAGACCAGATAAGTCATATATATCATCATATCCAAGCGAATTTTTTCCTGGTGTTATTAATCCTATTAAGAAAAGAGTTATAAAAAAAAATTTAAATATTGACACGAGATTCAGGGATAATTATTACTCTACAGCAGCAAGTAATTTTAGTATTCAGTTGCCATTAAATATAGATAATGTTTTACAGATGCAGTTAGCCGCTATTGAATTACCTGTATCTTATTATGTAGTTTCAAAGCAATATAATAATAACTATTTTAATATAGTTGTAAATGGAGAAAATACAGTAATACAAATTCCAGATGGTAATTATACTCAAACAACAATAATGGATATAATAACTACACAATTAACGCTTGCAGGTCCTCCTTTTAGTTATATTTCATTTATTATAAATTCGGCAAATATTACAACAGGAAGTGCACAAACAATGGTTGGACCTAATGGAACAGGACCTGTAAATCAACTCGAATTAAATTTTCAATATGATAGAAATGGGGTTGAGGATCGTGGAACGCCTTTGCCTCTCAAATTTGGGTGGAATTTAGGCTTTAGAAATGGTATTTATTCTGGAGTAACGAATTATGTATCAGAAGGTATTGTTGATTTTACTGGACCAAGATATTTTTATTTAGTTGTAGATGATTATAATAATAATGTAAATAATAATTTTTATTGTGCTTTTAATAGGTCTATGTTAAATAAAAATATATTAGCTCGTATTTCTATACAAGCAAATCAATTAAATACTGTAGATCAATATAATTTAAATATTGTTACAACACCACGCGAATATTTTGGTCCAGTAAATTTATATGCCATGAATATTCAGTTGCTCGATGAATATGGAAGAATAGTTGATTTAAATAATATGGATTTTAGTTTTTGTCTTACCTTATCAATTGTTTATGATTTATAATTCACCTGTCAATCTATATTTAGACCAAGATTCAGGTTTTTTCTTTGTTCCGCCATCATATTTGACAGCGTAATGCTCTTTGATTAGTAATTCATTTAGATAAATATCGTCAATATATACATCAGCTAAAATTCGACCATATTTTTCACTTTGAATATTTTCTAGACGAATATATTTATTAAAGACTAATTTATATACAAAATCACGTGCCTCTTTAGCTGCTTCTTTTTCTTCATCTGATATACATTTTCCCTTAATCTCAGGAGTATCTATACCATTTAAACGCACCGATAATCTATACATAGGAGAAGCATCATAAGGTAGCTTAGATGCTATTGTAATCGTATCGGCATCATAAACTTTTATAACTTTACCACCAGTTATAGGAAAAGTAAACTCAATGGTATCTTCCCATTTAATATCAATACTATCTTCCATATAATTTCTATTCATTTTATCTGGAATTATTGGAATATCTTCTTTTTTAGAATTATAACTATATAAATATTTAAAAGGGTTCCGTAGTCTTATAAATCTAAATGGCATCTTCGGTTATAATTGATTTATTAATAAACCATTATTAAATCAATTTTAATTTAAATAATATCTTATTTAAATATATGTCAAGACCATTTTCAAATAATTCAGCTAAATCATCATTTGCTCAAGTTAAAGAACCTGTAGAGGCTAGCACATATATACAAGCAAAAAAAGCTAAATATGCTTTTTGTCAACCAAATATATGTCATCCAAATAAAAATGTAAATTCTCAGAGTAATCTTTTACTTCTAAGAGAAGCGAATGCTTTAACTTTTTACCCTTGTGTTGATTTCGATAAGACACAATTATTTACAAATTTGTATACTAAATTAGACTTAAGTGATTTAAGTGGTAATACGCCTATTATAGCAGATTTATCTGGTAATACTTTCCCTGTAACAATTGATAATTCTGTTATACCATTTCTCAAATATAATATTGATCCAAGCGGAGTTTTATTTGGCAATACTTTTTGCACAATTAATAATTTTCTTAATTATGTTTCATATGATGTAAGTTCTAATTCAGTAATTTAGATAAGGAAGAATATAGCATATGTTAATAGAGCTGTTATTAATGTCGTAGAACCTATCTTACATATTAGTTCTTTTTCACTAACACTTTTCTCTTCAATTTCTTTATAATCAAAGTCAAAATCTGAACCTTTAATATTTTTATAATTTTCTTTATGATAATTATATTCCTCTTCTATTGAAGGTAGTTTATTAACTATTTTTTTACAATGAATATTAGGATTTATATATGAATTATTTTCTGTGTCGAAGTACCAGCCCCAATCATTAGAAATGTTATAATTATTAATGTTGTTATTATTAGAATTTGAAAACATTTTGATAGTATTTAAATTATATATATAATGTTTGTATAATTCAAAATCAATTTTATTTTTTAACGTTTAGCTCCCATTTTAATGAGCATTTTTTTTGCTTTTCGAGAGATGTTTTTGTGATGAAATTGTCTTGATCTTATAAATGCTGAGTAAACGCCCTTTGGATTTACTTTACACGTATTTTTTTTACAGATTGGATAACTTTTATTTGGGCCTAAAAAGCATTTTCTACCACATCGTTTTAACATAATACTGCGTTGATGATAACTAGGTTTTTGGTTTTTCCATCCACGTGTTGTTGAACCACGACCATTTCTACGAGTTTTAGCCATAATAAAAAAAGTATAGATTTTAAATAAAATTTATCTTCTAAAATATATGAATGAAGAAATAAAAGAAGATAATATTCATTTAAATATTAGTTCATTAGTTGGACATGAAAATAATAATGATTCGTTACTAAGTCCATTATCAGATATAACTTCTTTTTTTAGTCCAGCACAACATTTTGATACGGATAAACGGACCAAACTTGCGTTAGAATATAGAAATAGAATATTATGTGAACAACGTGAAGAATTAGAGAAAAAAAATTATAAAGAATATATACAACCATTTGATAGTAAAATTATTGATGAGGAAATTAGAAGACAAACAGAAGATGAAGCAATAAGTAAACAAGCATATGGTGAACAAAGTAAAATGAGAAGTATGATACTTCCTCCTGGTATAATCCCAGAATCTGATGATAATTCAGCAGAAAATAATTCAGCAGAAAATAATTCAGCAGATAATAAATTTGTGTTGTCTGATAATATAATTGATTTATCAGTAAATAATGTTAAAAAAACATATAAAAAATTTACATATAAGGAAGTGGAGGACAAAATTTTGACAAATTATTTTGATGATAGAACAAGTTGGTCAAGTTCCTTAGATATTATTGGAACATATTTAAGAGGCCAAAAACTTATTTATATGGAATCAAAATCATATTGTGAAAATAAATTAAATAAATTAATGATGCCTTCTATTTTTCTCTCAACAGCAGCAACAGTATTATCAGCTATTGTAAAAGAGTATTATTGGGGTGCTTATTTGATAGCCGGTGTAAATGGTATCATAGCATTTTTACTGGCAATTGTTAATTATTTAAAATTAGATGCAGCATCAGAGGCTCATAAGATAACAGCTCATCAATATGATAAATTACAATCAAAAATTGAATTTTTATCAGGACAAACATTACTTTTCAACAATATTAAAAGAGAAACAATTGAACAAGAATTAGAAAGTGTAAAAAAGAAGATAGAAGAGATAAAAGAAACAAATCGATTTATAGTTCCAAAAAAAATTAGAACATTATATCCTATAATGTTTAATACAAATGTATTTTTAATTATAAAAAAAATAACTGATATAACAAAGAAAAAAATTAATAAAATTAAAGATTTGAAAAATGAAAAAAATTACTTAATTGAAGTTTTAAAATCTAAAGGAAGTAAAGATAAAGATAAGA